AATATTTTTGGGAATCTCACTTGGAACTACCAGAAATTTCTATACACAAACTAGAACAAATCGTAAATTAGTAACTATTAATAAAATATTATTATAGTTAGTGTTTTGTAGAATTAATAGTTAATAAAATATTATAAAGAATATTCTTTATAATATTTAATGGACTGGACAAATTGGTCTTACGGTAAAAATAGAATGGTATCTAACCTTGAAAATTTAATTGAACCACAAAAAAGAACTACAAAATGGTATTATCATTATTTTTATTGTTTTTGTACAAATAAAAAAGATCATATAAATGAACAATAATGTCGATATGTCGACATTACTTTATTTCTTTACCACTTCCTTTGTTGATAGAAGTATGTCTCGCTATATTTTTTATAATTTTTTTTGTATTTTTATCAGGGTCACCATTACAACCAAACATATTTGATACAATTTTATGATACTCATCACCCTTCTGACTCCCCCCATTTTTTGCTGCAGGATATTTTTCTACCCATTCTTTCATCTGCACAACATTTTTCTTTTTTATATCTTCCATCGCACTTGATATTTTTTCAGTAGTAACAGATTTATCTTTTTCCCAAGTATCATTCTCTTTTATATACAATACATCTCTACGTGAATCTGTACAGTGTATTGGTCTTTTTTCTATATCTAACTCTTCTAAACCTTTTATAATTATATTAGACATACCATCTACAAAACCTAACTTTCCCATATTTTCTAAATCCTCTAGTTGTAGTTTTAAATTTTTAACAAAATCTGTTAAATTTAAAGCATCTTTACAGTTTTCATTCAAAAACACATTTAAATTAAATACAGTATTTACATTTTGAGTATTATTTACCACATTTGGTTTTTCGGCCAATTCAATAACTTTTTTTGTTAAAGCCTGATTATCCTCCGAAAGTTTTACACATTTATTCACAACATCAACAAATTGATCCACTGAGATAATATCGTTTGTTGGTTTGGATTCAGTTGTTGTTACTGGTATAGGAGTTATGTCTAAACATATCTTTTTATGTCGAGATAAACTCGATTTATGAGAGAACGAAGAACCACATTCACATACAAATTTATTCAAATCGTCGTTTTCAGTTTTTGAAGTTAGCTTTTTTTTCGTAAAATTAGCATCAAAATTAGCATCTGTTAGCTTTATATGTTTTCGTGTGGTTAAATGTCTACTATAGTCTCCTTTTTTACTACATTTAAAGTCACATTTTTCACAATAAAATTTTTCGATGTTTTTTGATGTTTTTTTGTTAGCATCGGTTAGCATATATACATTATATACATTTTTTTTAAGTTTTTTACAAAAAAACCCTGTTTTTAGACTTTTTAATTTTATTTCATAAATATGCTCACAATTATTTTTTCTGTGAAAATTATTTTTTTATGGTCAGAAAAAAATTCGTGAGAAAAGTTTTCTAGGATTTCAAAAATGCACAAAAAATAATTGTGCAAAATGAAAATCTTAAAATAGAATCCAACAAAAAAATTTTCTCAGTAACAGAATTAAAAAAATAAAATCAAAAATAAGAGCATTCTCTAGCAAAAACACCTTTTTATAAAAAATCCCAAAAATTGCAAAAAGTTAGCATTTTGGCCATTTTTTACATCAAAATTTTTGCACATTTTTTTTGCACATTTTTTTAGCAAAAACATCGTCACAAAACCATCACGCAACATTACAAACATCTTATGATAAATCATGCGATGTTTTTTGATGTAATTTTGGTTAGCATCGTATTTACATCAATTGAGTTAGTGTGATGTAAAAACGGTAAAAAAATTACATCAAACCAATTATGCGTTTGAAATTATCGAGAAAAAAACGGAAAAAAATCTCAGTAAGCCCGATTTTTGATAAAAGTTAGCATTAGTTAGCATTTTTTTGATCCATCGAAAAAAATGTCATTTTTCAAAAATGCTACCCAAAAAAACATCCATTTTTTTGTCAAACCATAATTTTGATTTTATAATATAAAAATATTTTTAAGACCATAATCAATCTAATATACATTTTTTTTATTGTTACCATAAAAAATGTCAAAAATTTGAGGGCTAACAAAAAAAAACATCCGAAAAATGTCATTTTTCAAAAATGCTAGCCCAAAAAACATCCATTTTTTTTGTCAAAGCATATTTTTATTTTTATCAAAAAATTAATAAAAATAAAACCATAATAAGTAATATATTACCTTTTGTTTACATATAATTGAATTCGATTCTCGTATTGTTCCAATTCATTTCTATTGAATAGGAAATCTTCCTTTAATGTAATAGCATTAGAGTTAATCTTAGATGATGCAATAGTATCAGGACCATCTCTCATAATTAAATAATTAGAACGATTCGATGGTCTAACAATAGATACATGTCCAAATAGTTTATCATCATCTTCAACACCAACTAACACAACATTTCCCTTAGATGCTTCATTATTTGCAGTAACATAAGCTTGAGGTATAGATTCATGAATTCTTTCCCAGCCATTTTGTTTAGCTTCGTCTGTTTTTAACCACTTTAATTGATTTGTAGCCAACCCTTTTTGGTTAAATCCTTCCCTAGTACCAATCATTTTAACATTCATATCATTACAAAATCTGTATGTAAAACAAGAGCAATGACTAGTTTTTACCCATGTAGATTTGGGTGGCATAATATCTCCAGATTCACAATCAACATTATAACCAGGTAGCCATTTAGTATTTAAATCGTATGATTCTAATACGTTGAAAAGTTTTCGTTGTTTATCAGTATACATATATGGATATATTAATGTTGATAAAATAACAATAAATAATAGGTATATAAAATATTTTTTCATATATATTTAAAAATATTTTATTTTATAATAATAATGGTTCAATTGAGTAATACTCTAAAATCAAGACAAGAGCTGCAAGATGTTTTAGAAAACAATCCTGGTATAATTATAATAAAATTAGGCGCTGAATGGTGTGGTCCTTGTAAGAGAATCGACCCAATTGTAAAAGAATATTTCAATAAAAGCAATAATAATTGTTTGTGTATATCAATAGATATAGATGATAGTTTGGATATATTTGCTATGTACAAAAGGTTTAAAGTATTAGTGGGTGTTCCTGGTTTATTATGTTATACACAGGAGGATGAAGGTATTTATCCAAGTTTTGTATGTAACACAGGTGACTCAAAAAAAGTAATTGAGTTTTTTAATGAATGTAATAAAATATTACAAGGATAATTTTTTATATTATAGAATATAATAATGAATGTAGATTTAAATATAGAACATTACAACTTGAAAGACATATTAAATTTATTCAATATAGACATAAACTTTGATGAAAATGACTTGAAACGAGCAAAAAAAATAACGTTAATGACACATCCAGATAAAAGCAAATTATCCAAAGAATATTTTTTGTTCTATAGCAAAGCATATAAAAAATTATATGAAGTATTCACATTTAGAAAAAAAACAGCCCAAAGTTTAGATATATCGTATTCAGATTTAATAACAAATTATAACCAGGTAGAAATAAAATATGACGAAAAGAAGAGAAATAAAGAGTTTAATGAGTGGTTCAATAATATATTTGAAGATTTAAATAATGATAAAAAAGAAGAAGGGTATTCAGAATGGTTGAAAGGGGACGAAACAGAATTATCAAAAAATATAAGAGTATCAAAAACAAAACAAGAGAAGGAAAAAATACTACAAGAAGCAAAGAAGAAAAATAGAGAATTAACAATATATAATGATATAGAAGAAACATATGCGAATATATCAGTAAATAGTTCATCATTATCAAATAAAATGAATGATTATGGTAATAATGAATTATTTAGTAAAAATAGTTATCAAGATTTAAAAAATGCTTACGAAAATACACTTATACCAGTAACAGATGAAGATTATACAAATCGGAAAAGCTTTAAAAATACTTTTGAATTAGAACAGTATCGAAAAAATAATGAAGTAGTAGTGGATGATAATTTAAAAAATCAACAAAATAAATATATATTAAATAGACGAAAAATGGAGGAACAAGAGGCAACACATATAGGATGGGAGTTGGCGAATGAAGTAGAACGTTCTCAGAAAAAAAACCAAGAATTTATGAGTAAATTTAGTTTATTAAAATATAAGTAAATATATATAATGAAAATCGATTATAGCAAGTATTTAATAACATTAGCAGTAGTAATAGGGACAGGGATGTTATATAACAGATATCAAGAAAGTGAAAAACGTAAGTTATCAAAAGATAACTATGAGTTAATAAAAAAATATATACTAAATGACTCATCTTTAGCTAATTTAAAAAAACCCATTATATGGATTCATATACCTTATTCAAAAAATGCTCGTGAATGGGATAGCTTTGGTTCAAGATTAACATTAAATTTAAATCAACCATATTTAAATCTAACAATAAAAACATTAATAGAAAAATGTGGAAAATCATTTCATATATGTATAATAGATGATGAAACTTTTGAGAATTTATTACCTGGTTGGAATTTGGACATTACAAAAGTAGGGGAACCAATCGCAGGATACATTAGAGAATTAGGAATGATGAATTTATTGTATAATTATGGTGGAATGATAGTACCACCAAGCTTCATTTGTTTGAAAAATTTAAAGAATATGTATGAAGATGGTACAAAAAAAGAAAACTTGTTTATGTGTGAAATGTTAAATAGATCAAAATCATCTGATGTATTAACACACAGTCCAAATACTAAATTTATGGGTGCTGATAAAGAGAATCCAATTGTATTTGAATCTATAAAATATCTAGAAAAGTTAATATCAAGTGACCAATCAGCCCAACCTTTGGTTATGGACAATTTAAATGCATGGTATATTCTGAGATTACGTAATAATGATAAGATAACAGTTGTATCAGGTAGAAAGATTGGTACAAAATTAACAAATGATAAACCACTCGGTTTAGAAGAATTATTTGCAAGTGATAATGAATATTTACCAACAGCTGGATATGGTGTATATATACCTAGTAGTGAAGTATTACTTCGACAAAAATATCAATGGTTTGCTCGATTGAGCGAAAAAGAAATTCTAGATAGTGATATGGTAGTCTCAAAATATTTCAATCAATCACTATCATAAAGAATAATTAAATATCTAGTACTTGGTTGTGGAGACCAATTTTTCCCGAAAAGACCGAAAATAGTAGAACCCAATCAATTAATATTAGTATCAGTATTAGTATCAGTATTAGTATCAGTATTAGTATCAGTATTAGTATCAATAATTTGAATGTAATATATAATTTCATAAGTTGATTTATTATATGTTATTTGCGATCGAATACCAACATTTTTAAATTTACATAATTGTCTAATAATAGATGCTAAAGATTTATAATTTATCTTTTTTGTAACATAATGTTTTTTTGAAACATAATAATAAGGTTCTACTTTTTTACAAAATGGGTCAATATAATTTAACATTACACCTTTTTTATACGATGTATTTTTTAATATATATTCATTATCCTTAATTTCACATATATTATCTAAAAAATCATATATAATATTTAAGGATATGTCATATTTAAATATTTGAGAGTATGTCATAATTAATTATGATATATTATTTTAATTAATTATTAAAAAACTCTAATTATATATTATTATGCCAGGAGGTTTATTAAATTTAATATCAGAAGGAAACCAAAATGTATATTTAACAGGTAACCCAACAAAAACATTTTTTAAAACAACATATGCCAAGCATACAAACTTTGGATTACAAAAATTTAGAATTGATATGAATGGTTCTAGAAGTTTACGTATGTTAGAAGATTCAGAATTTAAATTTCGTATCCCAAGATATGCGGATTTATTGATGGATACATATGTAGTAGTGTCATTACCACATATATGGAGTCCAATTTATCCTCCTCAAGAAAGAGAACACATTTGGGCACCATATGAATTTCGATGGATAGAAAATCTAGGTGCCGAAATGATAAGAGAAGTTGAGATAAGTGTAGGTGGTCAAATATTACAGAAATTATCGGGATCATACATGAAATGTCTAGTCGAAAGAGATTTTAGTGCTGACAAAAAAGATTTGTATAATAAAATGACAGGTAATGTACCTGAATTATATGATCCAGGAAATGCGAATGGACGAATTAATACATATCCAACCGCATATTTTAGTGAAAATCAAAATGGGGCAGAACCATCAATTAAAGGGCGAAGAATATATATTCCAATTCTATCATGGTTTTCTATGAATCCGAAAATGGCTTTTCCATTAGTTGCTATGCAGTATAATGAATTAACAATAACAGTTAGAATGAGGCCTTTATATGAATTGTTCAGAGTAAGAGATGTAACAGACCAAGACAATTCTTTTCCTTATATACAACCAAGATTTAATGCCGCATCAGGATTATTTCAAATGTATCGTTTCTTACAAACACCTCCAGCTGTAGACATAAATGAATATTCTTATGGTATACAAAACGATACATGGAATGCAGATATTCATTTAGTATCAACATATGCATTTTTATCAGATGAAGAAGTAAAAGTATTCGCTTTAAATGAACAACGATATTTAATAAAAGATGTACGTGATTTTAACTTTTTAAATATAGTAGGAAGTAAGAAGGTAAAACTAGATTCTCTCGGTATGATATCAGCATGGATGTGGTATTTTAGAAGAAATGATGCTTATTTGAGAAATGAATGGAGTAACTATACAAATTGGCCATATAATTATACACCGTACGGGTTACAACAAGCACCTCCAAATGGAACGTGGAAATATAATAACTTTTTAAGTGATTTTGTAGGAGATGGTGTATCATTTATTGAATTTGAATCTCATCATCAAGATGGTTTCGGTCCAGGTATAAATCCAGACGGACGTCCAACTCCTTGGATGATTACAGGTGATTACAATCCAGCAAATGAAAAAAATATTTTATTAGATTTTGGAATAATGTTAGATGGTAAATACAGAGAGAATGTTTTACCTATAGGTGTATATGATTATATTGAAAAATTTGCAAGAACACGAGCAAATGCAATAGATGGTATATATTGTTATAATTTTTGTTTAGATAATAGTCCATACGATACACAGCCATCGGGTGCAATTAATTTAAGTAAGTTTAAAAATATAGAACTAGAATTTAATACATTAACACCAACATTAGATGAACAAGCACAATTTTCAGTAATTTGTGACGCTGAAGGAAACCAAATTGGTGTAAATAATCCAAATTGGAGAACATATGCCTATACATATGATATGTACTTACACGAAGAAAGATATAATATAGTTATATTTTCAAGTGGTAATGCTTCATTAGCTTTTGCCAGATAAAATATATTATATAATTTTAATAAATTATAATATATTTTTTACGTAGTAGTAGAGCCAGCAGAAGTCGTTTGGGTACTATCTGTAGAATCATTAGGAGCATCTACTAAATATGGGGGGTCAAGATTGTCAATTTGCCTACATGTACTAGGATTATCAACAATCTGTTCTGTAGTACCATCACTTTTAGTTTGTGTTCGTACAACAGCAGGCGTAAATGAACAAAGTTGTCTTCCTGCAGCACTTTTAAATGCTAAACATCTTGATTCACTTCCTAAACCTGTTTGTAGATCATCAAATTGAGCACATGGTGCAACCATTTGACGACAGGTTGGAAAGTAATCATCTCTTGTATCATCAGTTTCTCTGCCATAATTACGAATATAAAAATAAGTTCCAATAGGTTCTACGTTTTGTAGATCTGGTACGTGATCACCTTCCATACACTTATAGTAGTCAACACCTAAAACACCTAATTGAGACTCTTCTGCTTCTGGAACACCAAAATTTGTCTGAGAAACATCATTTGATGTTGGAAGCATAGAACCAGCATTATATGAAATATCAGTATACATACCAGAAGATGGATCAAAATTCATTAAAAAGTCTAATGGTGAAGTATGATGACCACCACTACCAGCAGTACCTCCTGGCATATAAATATCATTTAAACTACCACCGAATGATGATAATCCATAACCACCACTAGTACCAGTCATAACAAAATTTTGGTTAACAATTGGGGGTTGTTGTTGTCCAAATACGTTATTACCTGAAATATCAAAAATACCAGTATGTGTAACACCCGATATATCAATTTCATATTGTTGTACATTTGATATGGTACCATTATACGTTTGACCACTAATATCAACGCTAATTTGACTAGTTATGGTTTCTAAAAGTGGTGTAATATATACCGATAATGCTAAAAGTATTATAAATATAACAAACAAAAATATTAACGTTTTTATAGTAAATTTATTCATATATAAAATAATAATATTTTATTTATGGACTAATTAAAAAAATTGATTCAATATGCGAGTATTTAAATATTTTAAACTATAGTTAAAATGGGACAAATTTGTTGCATATTTTGTTTTGATAAGACATATCATGGGTTTGACATAGCTCATGGCGTATCGTGTTACTTGTCCGAGATGTTATTTAAAATATCATGGGGAGATAATATATATAATAAGATAGCTATTAAACTAAATGATCAAACAATATCACAAATATCTTCAACAATTACAAAATATATAAAAAAAAATAGAATTAAAGTAAAAAATATAAATGGTTTTGTTACAGATTATATTTCGTTGAATATAGCTGGTTTTATATTCCATAAGTTAATTTATGACATTATATATAAGTCAGATATTGAAAACGGTAAACCATATCAAGAAAAATATATTCCAATTGAACAAGATTATAAGGATATATTTACAAATAAAGTACTTAACAAGTATATTGATGAATTTATACAAATAAACCAGTTAGTAAAATTTACAGAAGAATTTATAAAACAACAAAATGTGAAAGATTATAATATAAATTATCCGTTAGGTAAAGAGGTAATATCAAGACGTTTGGAAGACCATATTATTAATGTAATAAATGAATTATGTAATGATGATTGTACAATAAAGGCATTTAATTATAACATCTATAAGGATATAATGGAAACAAAACAAAAGAACTTTGAAACAATTGTAAACCAAGCGTAAATCAACAGTTAATACAAAATACCAAGTAAAATAACAATTTCAGGAGTATTCAAAAGTATTAATACAGTAGTTTAATATTCCCATTCGAACATAGACTCCATTTTCTACATTTTGAAAATATTTAGATCGTTGGTCATTATCACATATAGGGTTTATTTCATGATTTCTAGGTAGTGGATGTAATACAATAGAAATATTTTTCATTTTTTTCATTATTTCTGGTGTCATAGTAATAGATTTATATTGTTCAATTAATGCATAATTAGATTCATCTAATCTTTCATTTTGTATTCTAGTCATATATACAACATCAACAAATGAAATACAATCTTCATAACGATTAACATGCTTTATATTATCAGATTTCAATAAGGTTTCGTCAAATTCAAGACCATTTAATTCAAGTAAAAAGATTTTAAGAGTATTATTATAAAAACGTGTTAATAATTTAATTAATGAATAAACACATCTGCTATTTTTTAAGTCACCTACAAATAAAATAGAAGATAATTTTCTGTCAAAATGTGTGTGAATAGTATATAAATCCAATAAAGCTTGTGTTGGGTCTTCTTCTGAACCATTACCAGCATTAATTAAAGGAATATTTGTAAATTCTTTGATATTATAAAAAATATTTTTATCAGGATGACGAATAATTAGTAAATCACAGTATGCTTCCATAGTTTTAATAGTATCTCTAAGAGATTCGCCTTTTTTACAACTGGAATTTTCATGTATATATGTAATAAAATTACCTCCACATCTATTAATAGCAGATTGAAACGAGCAGAATGTTCTAGTAGACGGTTCAAAGAACATAAGGCCAATATTAAAAGGTTTTAGCGTATTATTAATTTTTTGGTTTGGTCTTATTCTGCTATTTTTATTAATAACTTTATACTTTGTAGCTAAATTAAATATTCTGTCAATATTGTCTTTTGTAATGTCATCAATCGAAATAATAGTGTGCATTATATGATATAGAGAGATATATTATATTATTGTGTATTATTTTTAGAATATAATGTAATTATATATTATATGTCAGAAATAGAAAAACAATCAAAAAATACAGAATTACTTAATCTATTTAAACCACCAAAACCACTAAATGTAGGTTTTAAGGACTTTATAAAGGAGTTAATTTACATGACAGTAATAGTAATAATATTTTTTTGGTGTGGTGCTAGTTTTCATACATTAATATATGGTTATCAAAGTTATAAATCAACAGATTTTAAAGGAGTAAATATAGATGATGTACCATATACTTCAAGTAGTGTGTATAATGCAAAGGGAATGGAGAGATTTTGGACGGTATTTCCCGAAATAATAGATTGGTTTCAAGAAACATTAAAGGATGTATTTTCGAGTGGAAATTATTTATTAATGAGAATGATAATGTTATTAAGAGATAATTATACTGATGAAATACCTAAAAAGGGATTAGGATTTTTTGGTTTAATGGTATCATCAGTAATTTCTGGAATAGCAATATTTACTTCACCAGTAATAGCAATATTATTAATCTTGGGTTATGGATTATTAAATATAAAACACTTTTTCTTTACGTCAAAAGCTGGGATGCCGATGGGATGGTGGACAGGAAATGGAAATGAATCATTTTTTAGTCCAGCATTTTGGTTAAAACTTTTCAAATTTTTTATTTTCCCTAATAATATATTATTATTAATAGGATCGTGTTTAATGTTTGCAACAGTACCTGGATATATATTTTTGGCGATGTTATATTGGGTAATAGTATTTGCAGCAAAGGGAGACAAAAATTATTTTAATAAAGATGGTAAATTTAATCAAATATGGCAGATTTTGAAAAAACATAGTATGGGTATAGCATCGTTTTGGTTATTGATTGGAGGATTAATTGCATGGAGAAACTTAGGGTTTGGTGCAACAATAGCAGCAGTACTAGTGCTAATATTACATCTTGGAGCAAATTTTTTTGGATATTCATCAAAAGAAGAAATAAATATAAATTAAATACGTATAATATATATAATTAATTAATAATATAATAGTTTAAACATATAAATTATTATATTTGTATGGGAAAGAAAACCAATAATAAAAAGAAGACATCTTCGAATGCCTCTTCAAAAAAAATATTGGTAAGTGTATGTACACCAACATTCAATAGAAGACCATTTGTACCTATGATGATAAAGATGTATGAAAATCAAGATTTTCCAAAGGAAAAAATGGAATGGGTAATAATAGATGATGGTACAGATCCAATAGAGGATTTAATAAAGGAGGCTCAAGAAAGAATCCCAAACATAAAATATTTTAAGTATGATGAGAAAATGCAACTAGGTAAAAAAAGGAATTTAATGCATGAGAAGAGTGTGGGTAGTATTTTAGTATATATGGATGATGATGATTATTATCCTTCAGATAGAGTAAGTCATGCAGTAGAAACGTTAAATTCCAATAAGAAAGCATTATGTGCAGGTTCAAGTGAAATATATGTATATTTTAAACATATAAACAAGGTGATTCAATTTGGACCTTATGCTCCAAATCATGCAACAGCTGGTACTTTTGCTTTTAAACGTGAATTGTTAAAGGATGGAAATACATATGATGACGATGCTGCGTTAGCAGAAGAGAAAAAGTTTTTAAAAGATTATACAGTACCATTTGTTCAATTAGACCCCAAAAAAACGATATTGGTATTTTCACATGACCATAATACGTTTGATAAGAAAAAGTTATTAGAAAATCCTAATCCCCAAGTTGTTAAAGATTCAGTATGGAGTGTAAAAGATCTTGTAAAAGAGGGAGAAATAAGAGATTTCTTTCAAAATCGTATTCATAGTTTATTAAAAAATTATGAACCAGGCCTTCCAAAGCACAAACCAGATGTGTTAAAGCAGACAGAAGAAATACGAATCCAAAGAGAGAAAATGATGAAAGAAGAACAGGAAAAGATGATGAAAAATAGACAAGGAAATCAACCACAGATTATAGCTGAAGGACCAAACGGTGAGAAGAAAGCATTAGGTATGGAAGAAATAATACATGTACTACGTCAAAAGGATGAACAAGTAAGAAATATGCAGACAACAATAAATCAATTAGAATATAAGGTATCTGATTTAACAAAAACGAATACAGAACTTAAAGAAATGAAACAAAAATCAACAATAAATAGTACAATAAACAATTTTGGAGATGATGTAGTAAGTTTATTAAATCAAAAAATCAAATTGTTAGAATTACAGAATTCTCAATTAAAACAAGGTAGTATAAATAAACAAGAAATTCCACCATTACCAATAGTGAATAATAATGAAAAACTCGAAGAAAAAAATAAATTATTAGAGAAGAAGATAGAATTATTGGAAACACAAATAAGCTCTTTTAAAAATGGTTCGTCAAATAACATGTTAACTCCTAACATAATAATGGAGGGTTCAGATGGAACAAAGAAATCATTATCTCCAAATGAAGTGGTTAATTTATTAAAAGAGAAAGAGGGTTCTTTAATGAATATGCATGCAAATTTAATGCAATCAATAGAGATGTGTAATAAAATAAGAAGTGAAAACGAGTTATTAAAGGAAAAGGTATCCTTATTAGAACATGTGAAAACAAAACTTGAGACTAAAATAGAGCAGAATGTTACAAGTAAGATTCGAGAAAGAGAAGTGATTGAATTACCAATAAACGATTAAATTAGGAAATATATGTTTTACACCTTAGGTGAATTAAGTTAGCACAAATATAATAAAAAAGATAAATTTTTTATTATATATTTTTATAGTAGTGAAATGTTACCACGATAACTTTCATGATTTATATTTATTAGTTCATTTTTAATATTTTCGGGCAAATTATTAATAAATAAATTTAAAGCATAATAGTCAAAATTGTTTCTAGAAATTTCGTGTAATTTTTCATAAGCCTTATTATCTTTATGCTTTCTTAAAATAGTTTGGACGGCTTCTGTTAATACGTTATAATTAGTAAGTAAATCACTATAAATTATATCCCGATTAATGTCAATTTTATCCAATCCTTTAATAGTAGATGTATATGAAATATATGAATATGCAATAATAGTTCCAATATTTCTTAATATAGTACTATCAGTTAAATCTCGTTGTAATCTAGAAACAGGTAATTTTCTGGTAATACCTTCAATAATAGAATTAGCAATATGGATGTTTCCTTCACTATTTTCAAAATGAATAGGATTGACTTTTTGTGGCATAGTAGATGAACCAATTTCATCGTTTACTATTTTTAGTTTTAAATAACCTTTTGAAATATATAACCAACAGTCAATATTTAAATCGTTGATAATACAATTAATAGTTTTGATCTGGTTGAAAATATTACATAAGTTGTCATAATTACTAATTTGTGTGGTATATTGTTCTCTCTTAAGACCAATAATATCAATAAATTTGTCAGCAAATAAATTCCAATTTAATTTTGGATAAGCATAATAGTGAGCATTAAAATTACCAATAGCACCACCAAATTTAGTAGTAAACTTCATATTAGTTAAATTATTAAGTTGTTCTTGTAGTCTATAAGAAAAAACGAATAATTCTTTGCCCATAGTGGTAGGTACAGCAGGTTGTCCATGTGTAAATGATAACATAGTATCATTTTTAAATTGTGATGAAATTAATTCAATTTTAATTAATAGATTAGATATAATAGGAATAAAATCATTATTCATACAATCTTTAAGAGCAAGTATATTAGCACTAGTATTAATATCTTGTGATGTAAGTCCAAAGTGAATAAATGAAATATAATTATTGTATCCAAGTGTAGTAAATTTTTGTTGGATAAAATATTCAAGTGCTTTAATATCATGTTGTGTAGTTTTTTCGATGTTTTTAATAAAATGATAATCAGTATCAGAAAAATAACTCCATATATTCATGATGGAATTTCTATCTGTATCATTAATTAATGATAATTCTGGAATAAATTTACTTAATTCACAGAAATATTTCAATTCAATAAATAAGCGATATTTAAAAAAATTAAATTCAGAGAAATAATTAGATAGACTCTTAGTAATATAGTTATATCTTCCATCGATAGGTGAAATACAGTAATGTTGATAATTATTGGGTATATTAGAAATATTATGTTGTACAGTAGTAGTATGATTATCTTTATCTTCTAAGTGGGTATTATTAATATGTAAATTATGTTTATCTTTATCTTCTAAGTGGGTATTATTAATATGTAAATTACGTTTATCAGACTTTATTATAGTACTCATATGTATAATAATATAGTTATATTTTTATATTATTATAGATTAATCATCATAATCATCATCAAATACATTTTCGTCACTAGTGTCAATAGATAAATTAAAAAAATTGATATATCTAGTGATTCTATTAATATCTAACTTAGCGATATCATAATTTTCAAATAAATTATTAATTTCATTATCAGTTAAATTATTGTTATTAATATTTGAAAAAAAGGAAAGTAAATCGTTTTTATCCATCATAAGTTGTTGAGTTAAATTAAAAATAAATACAGAATTGTTAAATTCGGTAGAATATTTAGTTAGAACCTTTGTAAAACGAACACCATCATCGTCTTTAGGGTTGTATTTTATGTTATCAATATGTTTATGTAATAGATAATTATTATTAAATGTTTTTAAAAGTGATGTCATTTCATTAAACTGCCATATTTGCTTCTGGAAAGTAATCCTATCAATATAATCAGCAAAACAAATATTATCTAAAAAGGCATTATATAGTGGAATATTATTATTCTTTTTTTTCTTAGATATAATGTCAACAATATTTTCGTGCCATAATAATGCGATAATAGTTCTATCAGTTTCTGATATAATTTCATTATGTGATTTCAAAGAATAGTGTGTGTTAAATAAAGTAATAATAGTATTTTTAATATCATCGATGTATGATTTTGTTTGTAATGTTTTAAAAATATTGGTTTCTCTGAAGAAATTAGGTTTTTTAATATATATGTTATAAAGACTAGAAATTTTACGTAAATCATTTTGTGAATAGGAACAAATTGTATTTTTCATATCGTCATCTACAGTAGGCATTATTTTGTGTATAATTTCTTGTATTTGAGAATTAGTTGGTGTTTTTATTTCAAACGTATTACATACTTTCATAAGTTCCTTGATTTTTTTATCGATATGATAGTTTCCAATACATATAATAGGATTATAACTGTATTCTTCAACTTTCTGTTTCTTGGTTTTTTTTGGTCGTATGATTTTGATTAATGAATTGATACCACCTTTATCGCCGTTATTCATTCCATCAATTTCGTCCATAATAATACATATTTTTTTACTTGTTTTATTAAACATAGTCATAACATTATTTTCTGACATATTATGCTTAGTAATTGTTTCAATAATACTTTTATTTCTAACATCAGATGCATTATAATTAATAATGTCATAGTTTAATTCTTTTAAAATATTATTTATGAGACAAGACTTACCTGAACCGGGATTACCATAAATATAAAAGCCTCTTTTAATAGTAATAGAATTTTTATTTTTTTCAAAATCTTTTAACATATTTTTAATATCATTAATAACGGTTTCTCTGTTTAAAATTGAATTTAATTTTATATATTCCATAATAGTAATTGGTTAGTTTTTTTAATACAATTTTTACTTAATTAATTATTATTATTAAAAGTAAGTAGTAAATTTCTACAGTTATTGGCTTGATATTTAATACATAATTGTGTGAAAAGATGATATAACGAATTATATTTTTGTTTTAAATAAGTAAGTTTTTTCTTTTTGTGAATTTTGTCTTTGATATAGTAAACGTATAAATTGAATATAAATTTCATATCATATGTTATTAATTTTCGAGCATATGTAATTTCATCTCTGATATTAGAATAAATGTATTTATAATGAAAATTAATGTAATTTTCTTTAGTTAGATATATTTTTACAGTAACAGGAATAAAAAAATATATGTGTCTTTTTAATTCATTAGGGAGTTTATTAAGTAATCTAAAATAATTATTACACATTTAATATTATATAATTAATAATATTAAAATATTACAAATTTTTTAAACATCACATAAATCTCGATTATTTGTAATTCCATCCCATTTAATACCTAATTCATCAGCCCATTTTTGTTTTTCACACTTACCATTTGCTCCTGAAAACTTTGGATCATTTTCAAATGAGAATTTATCACATGTACTATATGTACTAGTAGGATACATAGGGCATGCTGTATCACTTGCATTTCCTAAATCATTTACATTAACACAGGATCTTGTTTGGTCATCAAATCTCCAGAAATCAGGGCATGAAGCTATAACAGGGGGCCACTTAGCACTACTTATTGAGCTACGAATAGATAACCCGATAACTATTAATGCAATTATTAATATAACGATGGCTGTGTATAAAACACTATATTTGAAACTATCCATATAATATATGATAATAAATAAAAATAAAATAAAATAGGAGTATAAATATTATATTAAAATTAAAACGATAATTTTTTATAAACTTATAGTATATAATGTCAAATAAATATTTAGCCAACGGAAGAGTAATATTAAAAGATGACCAAGGATCGAAACAATTTGAATTATACGATAAAATTCCAACAAAAACGGATGATTATGTAGAAGCGATGACAGGTAATTTTTATGATACAATTTTATCTAAAGCATTTTTTTCAGCAGAAAATCAAAATATAATACAAAATGGAATAAGAGCAGGTGTATATAAAAAATCAAACAACGAGTTTATTATAGCTAAACAAAATACAGATAGTTTAAAAATTATAATGAGAAGTGTGTTTTTACAAAATTCTGTGAATTTACCAACAAATATTACAGGACAAATATCAGCTTTGAATAAAATAGTAATAGATTACTGTGTTAATGATATATACGGTGAAGCAAAAAGTTACATTAAATATAAACATGATTTAACCACTCTAGTACAACCTTTAGATAAACCAGCACAAAATGATAGAGATTATAAACACTTGGAATTATGGCGATCACCTCTTTAAAAATCGAAATTATCTTGTGTATAAAAAACAAAATCATTATTTTGTTTTAGTTTAATTAAATATTTAATTACTTTAATTGAATGAATAATATTATTGAGATAGCGCATAGAGGTAACTCTCATTATTATAAAGATAATAGTATTCAATCATTTACGAGTGCTTTAGATGAAAAATTTGATATGATAGAATTAGATATTCAATTGTGTAGATCAGGTGAAATAGTTGTTAATCATGATTTATTTATAGATTACAACTTTATAAAAAATATGGATTTAAATGAAATACAAGAAATAGATTCAGATATAATAACATTAAAACAGTTTTTTGAAATACCTAGAATGAAAGATATTGATGTATATCTGGATCTAAAAGGTGATATTAAAATAGCAAAAGAGGTAGTAAAATTTATAAATGTGAATAATTTAAATAAAGATAGAATTTTAATAGGTAGTTTTAACCTAAAACATTTAGATATTATACACACTTTAGATATAAGTATTAAATTAGGTTTTATAACAGATAACAATTTATCAGATGCATTATATTTTGAATTATCTAAATTGAACTACTTGTATTTTATAGCAGTTAGTTGGAATATGTTGGATATAGATACAATTTCTTTATTAAAGTTACAAGGGATAAAATTATTCGTATTTACATGTGCAAATGAATTGATATTGTCACATATATTAAATTATCAAGTAGATGGTATAATAAGTAATTTTAAAATAGTAACAAACAGTTGATTATTATAAAAACTATAGTGTTTATAATAATTATTATTTTAGTTTAAATACCATCATATAATCATCATTTTTATTTGTATCTTTACGTGTATCATAAATAGTAATATCGAAATTAGATCTAATCTCGTTTTTATTGTGGAATGGTGTTAGTTCAGATAATAGTTTTATATTGTTAGGTTGTATACATTCAATTACATATATACCTCCCCTTTTCAAGTAAGTAGATAATATGTTAAAAGATGTTACTTGATGATTTAAATCGTGACTTCCATCATCAATAATAACATCCATCTGTTTATTAATATCGTTATTCATAAGGTTTTTTAGTTGTTGTTCATTAGATTGATCACATACAAAAGTATGTATTCTATCTTCATTAATAATCATTGCTTCTTTGAAAATATCTATACCATAAATATCAGCATTAATAAAACAGTCTCTCCACATTCTTAAACTGTTACCAGTTTTATAACCAAATGTTGTTATAATGCCATTTTTTCCACCCATTTGACCTTTTTCTAAACAACCGATGCCGATCTCTAATACATTTTCGACATCATCGATATCAAATTCTTTAAAAATTTTATTGTAACTACTTATAAAATTATGGCCAAAAATGTGTCGTCCATCTTTAAATCTCATAACTTTATCAAGACCATAATCGATAGCACATTTATTTAAAGAAAAATGTTCGGATTGTGGAATTTTCGAATTTTTAAGTAATTTTAATTGTTTTCTTAACGACTTGTTTTCTTCGTATAAATCATTATATTTCTCTTCAAATTCACTCAGACGTTTAAATTCACATTCAATTTCCTTTGTGCTTTTATGGAATTTATCAAAATCAAATATTTTTTTGTTTGAATCCATATTATTTATATTATTATATTTATTATTATTTATTTTTAACTCAACTTTATTACTAATAATTTGATTATTGACACTATTTTTTTTATTGTCATTAATGACAGTATTGTTAACTGTATTATTAACTGTATTATTAGCTGTATTGACATTATTTTCTGAAATTTGAGTAATTTTATTTATAAATTCTTGTTCTGATTCAGTAATCATATCTTTTATAACTTTTTCTAATCCCATATACTCACTAAAAAATTTATTGAAATATATTTGATAATTATTCAATACATCATTAATAGTATCATATATGTTATCTAAACTGGTCCATACAATATATTTACTATACGGTATCATATCTTTACATGGGACATCTTCACTAATAATTATTACACCGTTTAGTAAAGCTGGTAAAACTCTAAATTCTTCAAATGTGTGATGATGATGAGTTTGATGAATATTGACAATAACTTTTGTATTTTGATATATTTCTTTTAATTTATCTAATTCAAATACATTAGTAATATTCTTTTTTGAATATTTTTTCAGATTAGTATTATCATTTAGAGTATTCATAAAGATTTCTCTTCTTTTACTATTTCCTATACATATGTATGATGTTAAAATGTCTATATTTCTTTTATGTGTCGTTGGTTGAATATAATCGTAAGGTATTGGTGGTACATATATAATTTTATTTTTTAAATTTTCTGGCATGCAATTAGAATTTATTATATTATATATATTTGGTTTACTATATTCAACTACAATATTATATGAATGATATGCTTCAATATTATCAATTCTAACAAAATATTTGTCATTTTCGTTGTAAATACTTTTCACATTTCCAATTTTGGCTCCTTTCATATCTCTACCACCTATAAGAACAAGTGTGTGTTCCATTTGTATCCATAACGTAATCTCATTTTTTTTAATGCCTTTAGAATTAACTTTAAAAATTGTTTCATCAGGAGGAGTATAATTAATATAATTTTCCATAAATGTATTTAGAAGTGGTATATTTGTAGCATATTTTTTTATAGTGGATTTATTTTGTTCAAAATCATTTGGGTATATAATACGGTTGTTCATATTATTATTATTTTATTAAATAATATGTTATTTTACTAAATTTATGTTAATAACTAATATATAATGGATAAAATATTGGATGATTGGATATACCCTAAAAATTTAAAAAAAAGTTGTTATCACGACGGTGAGTTTGGTTTAGATTTTCCAAAAGAAAATTTAATTGACATGATTAAAGGAGAACTAAAAAGTAAAGATAATATATTATGGGTACGTAATTGTGCTTTGATAAGTAAAAAAAGTAAATATTGGTTTAAAGAAGACCAATGTCGTGTAACAGATTTAGATTTATTGGCTAATAATTTAAATTTTCTAAATCATGATTGTATATTAATTTCATCATATGGAGCACGACCTGTACCTAGTTCTGTAAATGATGACACCGTAGACAAGATTTTAAATTGTCCTTATATAAAAAAATGGTTTACACAGAATTATGATGGTACATTAGTACATCCAAAATTATTTCCGTTACCTATAGGTTTTCCAGCAGTATCATTATGGTGGGTAAAAGGGAATAAAGATAAAACAATTGATATAATGTTAGAGAGTCGTTATAATTGGTATAATAATAAAGAATTGAAAGTATTATGTGATGTTCATTTATTAAGTAGACCAGGTGTTGGTAAGGAGAGGAATGTTGTTAAAAGGGAATTAGTAGGTAAAAATTGCGACCATTTAGAAATAATTGGAAATAGAATTTCTGATATGAAAAAAGTGTATGAAATGTACGCAAAAAACCAATTTGTTATATGTACACATGGTTTAGGGTTGGATTGTCATAGGACTTGGGAAGTTTTTATGGTAGGGGGGATAGTTATAACTAAACATTCTCCTATGGATTATTTATATGATGAATTACCAGTAATTTATGTAGATAATTGGAGTGAAGTATTAGATGTAAATAATTTAAAAAAATGGAAGGATGAGGTTTATCATTTAACATCTGATGATAATATACTTCCAAAAATGAAAAGACGATATTGGGTTGAAGAGAAAGAATATACTTTTAATGTAAAAGATGAAACACAACATGAAACACAACATGAAACACAACATGAAACACAACATGAAAAATAAATATAGTTGAGTAAAAAAAAAATTATTTTTATAGTAAATAATGTATATGGATAATAAAAATTTAGATAATAATAAACCAAATGATGATAAAACAGATGTACATAAAGAACTTGTAAAAGCTCAAGCATTAATAAGAGGATTTTTAGGTAGAGTAAAAATAAATAAAAATAAAACTAATAATACACAAAATAAATTACCTGAAACTCCTTATACTTATATTCCTCCAAGAGGACCTCCAAGAGGACCTCCAAGAGGAATGCCTCCTCGTGCACCTATGTTTAAACAAGAAAATACAGGTATGTATACATCATATTATACAGAAGATGTATTTTCTAATGATAATAAATCAAAAGATAACATAAATGAAAACAAGCCTGTTGAAAAAACTGATGACGTTGAAGAAACTGATGACGTTGAAGAAACTAGTACAGGTAAAGAAAAGAAAAAGAAAAGTATTAGTTTAAATAATATAGTAACATTAGCAAAATTAGTTCAAAAAGAGGTAGTAAATGAAGATGAATTTAGAGATATAGTGAAGAGAATCAGAAAACGTAATGAAGAATTAGAATGGTCATTAAAACAAGAATTGATATTAAAATCTATTGGTGAAAAATCATGTTGTTATTTTTTATTACATAGAGACATATCTGAATCTTATAGACAAATGTATCAGAAATCTATGATGGGAATATTTACACAAACTATGGTATCAAGTATAATAATGTTTGTAGCAGCTGGACTACAAGAGACGTGTAATAATGAAAACAAATTATTTATAATACCGATTGTAGCTGGAGCATTAAATCTTCTTATAGCATTTCAACAAAAAATATTGGAATTTAAACAACCAGAACGTTACATGTTAGAACATGCTACAGCATCAAAATGTTTTAGAGAAATATATGATGATATTAATATACAATTAGGATTATCTAGAAAGGAAAGAAATCCTATGCCTCTATATTTAAATACCATAAAAGATAGATATGTTATGAACAAAAAGGTTTCACCTTATATATCCAGAAGTAGTTATAAACAATTTTCTGAATTGTATTTGAATACGGATGATCTAAATTCAAGAGATGGTAAAAATTTAGGAAATTTTATAAACGCATTTCAATTACAAGAAGATTTTGATAATATTAAAAATAACAGGAGACATCAACCATTTACAGTTTTAGAAAAGAAAAGATTAAATGGGATACCAGAGGATATATTAGGATTAACTCCAATAAATATATCTGGAAAAGATATATTGTTATCTGAGGATAAAAGAAAACGTGATACAAAATTAGAATTATATGACAACAAATTAAGAAGTAAACACAAAAGGCATCTAATAAATAGGAAATATAAAGAGGAAGAAGATGAAATAAACAATACGGCTTTTGAAATAATTAATGGGAGTAATGGGAGTAATGATAGTTTATATAGTCTTGAAAGTTCATCTCAAGATTCTGATGATTCTCATGATTCACTTATTATTTCAAAATTAGAAGAAAAGAAAAAATTAGAAGAAAAGAAAAAATTAGAAGAAAAGAGGAAAAATGATAAAAGGGAACCTGTTTTGTTACTTAATAATACTATAAATAATAACCAATATAAAGGAGAAGAAAATGTTTAGATAATGTATATGGGTAACTGGAAAGACACATCTGAAGAAGATAAAAAAAAATTTAGTGATAATGGATACGCTATTACTTATGGAGAGTTAACATTAGATGGGTTAACCAAAATAATGAATCATGATCTGGATGATCCGAATGATCTGAATGATAAAGTATTTGTTGATTTAGGTTCTGGTAATGGAAATGTTGTAATAAATGTTATAAAAAATTTCGAGGGTTTATACAAGGGTATTGGTATTGAATTATCCAAAACACGATACAATACAGCAATTGAAAAACTTAAAGGTGAATCGAAAGAAATACAAAAAAAAATACATTTTTCGTGTAATGATATATTAGATGACGGATTTCACTATAGTGATTTTGATATAATATATATAAGTAATTTATGTTTTTCTGATGAAGTGAATAAGAAAATAACAAATAAGATAACGAGTGAATGTAAGGAAAACACGCGTATATTTTGTAGTAAACAATTAATTGGTATAGAACCAGATGGTGTATTTGATGTTAAACAAACATGGACAAATAAAAGTAATATTAATTATTATAAAATTAAAAAATAAAATCAATAACTTTTATATAAAAATCAATAAATTTTATATAAAAATCAATAAATTTTATAACACAGATTAGATGTTACTATTGGAAAATAACTCAACTGTAATTGGATTATCAGAATAAATTATTTGTTCTATATATTTACAATTACTAAGAATAATATTGTTTATATCTTTTTGAAAATTTTTTATATCGTTGCACTCTTTATGTATATTTTTATAGATAAATACATATTTATTTATTTTTTCTAATATATCAATTTTAGATATAATAAGTATATTAGTTCCACTAATATTTATTGCGTGTATTAATTTATCTAAATTTAACCATTCTACTTTACGTAGTCTTTTAGTTGTAGTTCCGTATTCTTCGCCAATTTTTGCGATGTCATTAAATATTTTCTTATGTGATTCTGAAGAAGAAAATTCAAAAAAAGGGTCAACACCAACTCTAGTATCATATACTTTTGCAGCCCCATATATATTACGTATTTCATTATGTGTAAACCCAAGAGAACAAGCACTATATGGTAATGTATTAGATGATGTAACATATGGATATTCACCATAATTAATATCTAACCAAAATCCTTGTGAACCTTCGCATAATATATCACCGTATAATGGTGAAGCTATATCATTCCATACCTTATATGGAAAATCTATACAATCTTTTACTTGTATTCCAGTTCTAGCGAACTTATCTCTAGCACAAGGTGCAATACCCGTTCCAGTAGATCCTTGTTGTTTCTTGTATTTTTCGTTATCAATATTAATATGCTCATCAGTAATAATATGTGCTCTTCCTGAAATATATATATTTGAAGTGTCAAATCCAGCATCTTTTAAATAGTTCATTTCTTGTTCTAATGCGTTAATATTTATAAAACAATCTGGTCCGATAAAACATTTTACTCCATAAAAAACACCAGCAGGTACAATATGAGTAGCATATTTCTTATTATCAATATAAATAGTATGTCCCGCATTATTTCCCCCACTCCACCTACATACCCAGTCGTATTTATTTTTTTTTATCAACTCTGAAACTATTTTACCTTTTGCTTCATCACCCCATGCTAAACCACAACATATATCTACATTATGAATAACATTCATTTAATTATAATTATATACTGTAGAATCTTTATTATGTTATACATTTGAATATTATACTAAACATGGAAAAAGAAAATAAAACCATCATATTCTACAATTAAATCTATAAATACATCTTAAGTCTACGTGATACAATAACCTCAAATATTGTACTTTATCACCCCCTTTTTTATTCTCTCGTTCTCTCGACAACGGATAAAAATCTTATAATAATCTATAGAATCATATGTTGTTAACTATGGTTGACTTGCACACATAATAACCAGTTTCTAAGACATCAAAGAGAGAAAATATCCCAAATAAAAAATTAGTAAGTAAGTTAATATAACTATATATTACTTTTTAACCTTCATCTTCTTTTTCTTCCCACTTTCATTTTCTCTTTCATGGATTCTATTGGTTAAGAATTTGTCATATTCATCTTCTAGAAGTTCAAGTTCGTTAATCCACATAGTTTCAACAGATGTAGAGATAATATCTTGTAGTTGTTCAACCTTATTTGTATGTTCATTTGTTAACTTTTCAACATTTTCTTCTGTTACACTATCCATAGACATTTTCAACAAATACTTATAATCACAATCATTATCAATAATATCATATTCTTTATCTTTCAATAATTGAATAATAATCTCCTTCTTTTTCTTTCTTAAGTCAATAGTATCATCAAGTAATTCTTGAATATATCTCTTCTTATTAGACAACAGTATTAATTCCTTGCGAATATTACTAATCATATGATCTTTTCGTGTAATATATCCAGTTAATCTAGTATCATAATAATCATTAATAATTTCAGGTACACTTTGATATTTTTTGAGTTTTTCATTATGGTCAAACATGTGCATATTTGTCGTAGTAACAGTAGTAATCAGTTTCAAAGTTTTTTCAAGATTAGTAACACCGTATTCACCATATGTAGACAGTAGTTTATACAATTTTTCTTGATTATGAAATGTAATATGAATGTCAATATTAGTTGACTTGCTCATATCACTAAAATCCTTGATTATAGGAGTAATTTTCTTACCTTTGGCATCAGTTGTTTCCATCAACGTCTCCAAAAACTGTTTATAATCATCAGTCCAAGTTCCAATAGGTAATTCAGAGATATGGATAGTAATATCATTTATAATTTCATACTTACCCTTAATAAGATATTTTTGATCATTAATCGGAACGACAAAACCTGTAAATCCTTCGTAATATGGAACAAAAGATGTAATATTTTCACCATCGTTGCCATCCGTAAGCTTATACTTAAGATACTTTATAATATCCTTAACATTATATGACAATATTTCTGTACTAAAACCAGTACCAATACCCTTAGAACCATTTACTAAAACCATAGGTATAATTGGCATATAGTAAATAGGCTCAACAGGAAATCCATCATCATCAAGATATTTGAGTATGGCATCATCTTGTTGGTTAAAGATAAATCTTGTTATTTTATTCAACTGTGTGAATATATATCTTTCAGATGCCGAATCTTTTCCACCTTGAAGTCTAGTACCAAATTGACCATTAGGACTAAACAGATTAATATTATTTGACCCAATATAATTTTGTGCCAATCCAACAATTGCGGCGTTTAAACTTGCTTCACCATGATGATAACCCGAATGTTCTGAAACATATCCTGAGAATTGTGCAACTTTTATCTCGGAATTTAGATTCTTTTTAAAAGAAGAATATAAAATTTTACGTAGACTGATCTTTAAACCATCCATAACATTTGGAATTGATCTATCACAGTCATACTTTGAAAAGTGTATCATTTCCTTGTCAATAAAATCATCATAAGTAATACTAGATTGATTTGTATCTAGATAACATTCTCTATCATAATCAGCCAACCATAACTTTCTATCATCTGCTCTTTTTTTATTGAAGACTTTGTCAATTGAATTACTACTTGTTTCTCCTGTATGTGCAAAAGTAACAATCTTTTTATTTTGAAAATATTCTTTAAATTCACTACCAGTACTAGTACCAAGTCCCTTGTAATACTTGATCTTCCATCCAGAAATATGATTTTCATCTTTCCATTTTTTGTACTCGCCATCATTATAAAACAATAATTCTTGAGAACCCTTCTTCGCTTTTAGGATAGGTGTATTCATAAATCCTATGAATCCAGGAATTTGAGATAATGTTTCCCATTCTGATTGAAATAGGTTTATACCCAAACCTTTAATATGAGAACCGTCCAAATCTTGATCAGTCATAAATAATACTCTACCATAACGAAGATGTTTCTTAATGTCATCTTCCGAATATTTTTTACCTGTTTCAAGACCCAAAATCTTTTTAATTTCTATGATTTCTTTATTATCGTTGATTTTCTTTTGAGTTTCACCTCTCACATTTAAAACTTTACCCTTCATCGGATAAACGCCTATAATATTTCTATCTTCAGTAGACAATCCAGATACAATACCTGCCTTAGCTGAATCACCCTCACAGAATATAATAGTACAAGCGTGAGAGTTTGTTGTACCTGCCCAGTTAGCATCAATCAATTTAGGAATCCCTCTAATATTTTTAGACTTTTTACCATCACTTTTTTTAGCAGCTTTATTATCTTTTAAATTTGTTATTTCACATGCTGCATCCATTATACCTTGTTTAGCAAGTTTATCAATAAATTTATCTGTTACATTACATGATGACCCAAATTTGGATATAGGAGTATTTAAGTAATCCTTTGTTTGACTATCAAATGCAGGATTTTCAATATCACATCTTACAAACAATATAATCTGTTCTTTTATTGAATTAGCAGTTACAGTTACCTTTTTCTTTTTTTCAATATAAGATACCATTTTTTTTGTAATTTGATTAAGTATATATTCAACATGTTTTCCACCCTTAAATGTACATATACCATTTACAAAAGATACCTGTTGAAATTCATGAGTACTACTTAATGCTGCCGCATATTCCCATCTGTCATTTCCTTCTTCATATACTTTCTTATTATTATCTTCCAAATACAAATCTATGTATTGTTGGAAATTTTTAACTGGTATTACAGAATCATTAAATTTTACCTTAATATTTTTATCAGTAACAGCAGATATGTCATAAACTCTTTTTGTCAATAATTCACGCATTTCTTGAGACAAGTTTTCAATACCAAAACGTGTATAATCAGGTTTAAACACAATTTTAGTATAAGGTTTAACCGAACATTTAGTAATAACAGGGTCACATGTAACATCCAAATTTTGTTTAAATTCTTGACAGTATTTTTTCTTTCTCACATGGTCAACTGTTTCAATATATCCATATATAGACCATATTAGAACCAATTTAAAACCAAATCCATTTTTACCACCAACAATTTTTTTTTCATCTTTATTATAATTTGTTGATGTTCTTAAATGACCAAATACTAATTCTGGAATCCATACATTATATTCTGGATGCTTTTCTATATCAATACCATTACCATCATTTATCATAGTTATTGTTCCATCTTCTGAAATAGATATATTAATATTTGAAACAGGAATAGAGTTTTCCTTATTATCAGTAATTGCTTGTTTCATTCTAATAACATGATCTCTACAATTTACAATTCCTTCGTCAAATAGTTTATATAATCCAGGTATATAGTTCATATAATTTTTTACTATTTTTCCATCTTTACATACCCATGTTACAGCATCTATATTCTCAACACTACCAATATATGTATCGGGATTGTCAAGAATATGCTGTTTGTCCGTCTTTTTTTGGTATTTATTTGCCAATTCTGCCATAATTTATACCTATAAATATATCTTTAATTTATTATCAATTTTATTTAAAAATATAATTATATAATAATGCGTGTTTCAGCTATAACAAATAATAGAATTGGAGCTCCGTCAGATATAATTGTTGAACCTTCATCAAATATTAATTCAGTACGTAGTTCAACACGTGTATTAGCCGCTAAAACGATACAAACTCTTAGAGCTAAACAAAGAGTATATGTAACTAGGAATTTGAACAGTTATGGTCGTGCGGAAAGTGGAGAAAATGGATTTGGAGCACCACTAAGAAACCCTGGGTATGTTGGGGTACCACCACCTGTTACCTATAGATTTAATAATAGACCAATTTACCAAGCTTTATTTTCCGACATATTAAATAATCATTTAGGAGTATCTGATAATACAAATATCCCTTATAGTAAATTACCAGCCAGAACAACAGGATTTTGCTGTCCACCTAAAAATATTAATCTCAGATAAAAAAAAAATATTTAGAGAATATATAATGGTTAAGAGAGTAGACGCTGGACCAGATGGATTGTATCACGTAGGAGGTGTTACATTTAAAATGAATATTGGTAGCCGTGCTCAAGTATGGCATAGAACTGCACGTAAAACTTCAGGAGGTTTAACAAGAAAGGATCTTAAGATGAACAAGCACGGTAGAATCGTTTCAGTTAAGAAATCTAAAAGCAACCCTCTAAAACGTTTAACCGACGCAGGGTATAAGACAAAGAAGGGTGTATTTGGCGCCACAAAGCACGGTAAGAAAACACGCAGAAACAAGAAGTCTAGAAAGGGACGAAAATAAATAGTTTAGTTAAATAATTTAAAAAATTCACATTATTCATTATATTATGAATTTTTTTGATAATTTAAAAAATGATATATCTAATAGTATAAAAAACAAATTAATTTGTTTTGTTAAAACTGAATTACCTACTATAATTGAAAAATCATGGGATAATATCGAAAATTCATCCAAAACAGATAATTCAAATATAATGAGTGAATTGGAAAAAGTAATTAATGACGTTAAAAAATTATCTAGTAATGTGTCTAAATTACAAGGTAGTTATATAACTGCTATTTGTCATACTGATAATATTAAGAAGAAACTTGAAGATGATATTATTTTGATAAAAAATTCTATAGAAGCTATTTCCAAAAATATTGAATCAGAGAAAGAAAACATATTTTTAGAAATAAATGAGAAAGAAAAAGAGCATAAAAAGAGTATTGATGATGAAGCTGATGATTCACAAGACGAACAAGAAAATGAAATAACAAATAAAACAGAAAAATCGGAATCAAGTGAATCAGAAGAGGAAGAGGAAGAAGAAGAAAAATATAAAGTATTTGCTTACCACGGTGAGTGGAATAAAGATTCTCTTTCATGGGATACATCAACAAAAGTAGAAGAATCATTCGCTGATGAAGATGAAGCTATAAAATTTTATGATTCTCTTGATGTTTCAAAAGATGAGACCGGAAATGAATTTTATAAATATGTTGGTAAAGAGCTGTATTTAGAGGAGGAGGACTGTGATGGTAGTCCACTAAAATCAGATTGGTTCGAAGTTGAAGAAGAAGAGGAGGAAAAGGAAAAGGAAGAGGAAGAAGAGTTAGAATATACTGAAGAAGAAATCGCATATAATAAAATAGATGATGTGATGTTTAATAAAAAATGCTTGAATACTGAAATGAAAAATAAAGTAAATTTGTTAGAAGAAGAGGAAGAGGAAGATGGTAATTTTACATGTGGTAGTTGTGGAACTAATTTTGATTGTAAAATAAAAAAAACAGAATATAAAGACAATATTCCAGATGATGAGTGTTCGTTTTGTGGAACTAAGTTTGATAATAAGTGGGCTGAACAATATAAATCTGTTAATGAAAATGAGACAAGTTTGACATATAACGCAGAGGAAGAGGAAGCTGAGGAAGAGGAAGCTGAGGAAGAGGAAGCTGAGGAAGAGGAAGCTGAGGAAGAGGAAGCTGAGGAAGAGGAAAAGGAAGAGGAAGCTGAGGAAGAGGAAGATGTGGAGGTAGAAGAGGTAACAATTAAAGGACAACAATATTATTTGGAAGGTGATTTAAAAACAAATGGTACTTTGTATGAAGTAATAGATAATGATGATATTGGTGATGTTGTTGGAGAAATTAAAAATGGAGTAATAAAAATGAAATAATTTTATATTATTATTAGTTTTAATATTAATATAAAATTATGATGAAAATGCGTAAAATACGCTATCACGTTGAGTTTCAGTCAAATGTTCGTAACGTGCAGGTAAAGAATTATTATTACTACACATATAATCTGTAATTGTAAGAGGTACTTGATTACTAGTTGTAGAAGGAACAGATTCATTTTTATATAATTTAGAACATTTATGATAAGTACCATTATTATAATATTCAATAAGTGTTTCAATACAAAATGTATATAAACAATATTTACATGTAAATATCGGTTTTTTCTTACAATAATGGTGTATTGTCTCATCTTTGGAAACAGAAGGTAATTTTTCATGACAGTATTTACATTTATAAAAACATGTTTTTTCATGTTCAGGCAACTCTTTAGCTTCCATCATTTTTTTGCATATATTGCATGATACTCTTCTACGTTGACATTCTTTTTTAATATGCATGGCTAAATTATATACAGTAACACAATCAATATTGCATCTTCTACATTGTGTAATACCTTCGCTGCCCATCATTCTATACATAGTTGGTTCAGCAACATCGTCTGCTTTTCTTCCTATTTCTCCATATGTTAAATAACCTTTATTTTTAAGTGTACAACATTTCCACAAACATGTGAATTCATTTTTACTTTGTTTTTTCATATTATCTAAAAGTGATCTTACACATAAAAGACAACTAGGGTTAGATTGACTAGCATGACATTTAAATCCATCACACGTATTAAATGTAACAGGACATTCGACAGGTTCAAAACATATTTGACAGGTAGGAATACGCTGTCCGATAGTGTATTTATATTTTTCTTGAGAAAATATTAGAGATTTTTCCAAATTTTCAACTTTCAATAAAAGTTCGTCATACGTTGGTTTGTTTTCCCCAGTTTCCATTATTTTTAAATATAAATATAAAAAAAAATAAATCAATTTTTTTGCATATTTTCAATATTATTTGTAAGAGATATAGTTAGATTCACAATATTTTCAATAATATCAGGAAGATAAGTAGAATTTGTAATAACTTCATAACGATATTTTTCTAATAATGTGTTATTATCATGTATTTGTACAGATTTAATTAAATCAAATGCTTTATTAGAAAAAAATTTTATATCATCGTTGTTATAATTGTTATGAAGTATATCATTAAAATAACCTCTATTAAATATAGCTTTAATATGTTCAATTTTTTTATTTTGGATAGTGATATAAAAATCACATAAAAAATCAATAACATCAAGGAAAGGTATAAAATTATCTGAATCGAATTGATATGATAAATTAGTAAAAAAGTCTTTATTATACTTGGTAGTTAATTCTTTATGTGTATATTTAAGAGGACTATAATTATATAGAATATTACAAACATCTTCAGATGATACAAGTTTTGATGCATAATGTACAATTTTATTTCTATAACAAGTCAATAACATTTTTTTTTCAATATTATTCGTTGGAATATTTAAAATAGACAAGTTAGTTTGGAAAAATTCATGACATAAGCTATCAATAATTAACTTATAATCTTTTTTTTTCCAAATTTCAAATAGATGACAATATTTAGTTACATATTTTTTTAAATCAGAATATGTTTCAGAAAATATCATATTTTTTGCAGTATTAATAAGGTCTAAATTTTCATCTATATGATTTTTACCTATAATATCATGTGAACAATTATAAATAATGAATGAAGATAAAAAATTTTTAGGTGTAATATTAACATTAATATTATTAATAATATCTTGTGCGTATGAAATATTTTCTTCAAGACAACATAATTCTGATAATATATCAAAATCCTTAATATTAATTAATCGAACTCTAAGATTCTCCATAATATATAAAAGAACAAAAATATTTAAAAAACTTTTAACTTATAAAATTATGTATACATCACTAACTATAGTATATCTATATATAATGACAGTATTCTCTCATTTACAAATATTTTACAACACATATGTAAGTAAACACTTAAATATGTTAAAAAGTTATTTGTATGAAGAAGAAGATGATGTAAAATTGGAATACATTTATATTAAAGATGGAAAAGAAATATCTCGAACAAGAAATACAAATATTGTAATAGATAAATGTAATGATTATATAGTTATAAAAAAGGAAAAGTATGAAGACAAAAAATATTTTGGTCAAATATTGGTTAATAAAAATATCGATGAAGAAAAAAAAGATATTATAGATAACAATTTCATGTCAATAACATTAACATATGATAATAATGAATACGATATAAATTTAGACAACCCTATAAATTTTAATATAGACGGTAATATAGTATTAGATAATGTTTTTACAATATGGTATATGAAAGAAAAATATGATATTGAACTACAAAAAGGGGAACCTTATATAATAAAGATAATGGATAATAATATAATTTTTCATACAATAAATGAAAAGTCAGGTATTAAGTTAACAAAAGATACTTATACAATAATAGATAATTATAATGAAAAATAAAATGATAATATACATAAAAATATATAATATATATTAATTATGAAAAGAAATCAATGTATAATTTGTTTTGAGCGAATATTACAAAAAAAAAATAAATTATCAGCTAGTCATGAGGATATAATACATGATGGTTGGTATCATAATGAATGTATAATACAACACATAGAATATTGTAAAAAAAATAATAAAAAGGTGCTGTGTCCTTTATGTAGGAGATTATTTATAATAAAAATACCTAATTATGAGTATAGTCCTAATATAAACATTATAACAAATAATACTTGGGAAACATTAGACGATACAGATGTAAATATACAAGATGTAAATATACCATTAGAAATATTTATGTATATTGCACCACCTATGAGAAATAGACAACTTTGGTTAATAACAACAACAATACAAACATGTTTAATGACGAGATGTTTTATTTGCTATCAACATGAGTTTTATATAACATTATACTTTTATGTATTATTTACAGGTGTATTAATGATAAACTCGTTATTGATAACGACATCGAATGTCGAGCGTGTTAGGATAATAAATAGATGGAAATTATTTACAAAAGTGTTATTATTTATATTATGGTATGAATTTTTATATTCTATAGTAAAAAAAACAATAAATGATTGTATTAATTATTATAATGGCGATAATGGTGATATTTATGAATATACAAATTATGATATGTATGAATATATGGATAATGATAAGATAGAAAATGATAAGATAGAATATGTTATGATAGAAGATGATATAATAAATAAAGAATGAAATAACAAAACCGATTAAATATAACCTACAATATAATATATATGTCTTTACAATTACAAAATGTGGAGGCGGTATTAGCAGTAGATATTATGAATGGATTGGCAAAAAACAATCAAATTCCATGGAAAAGTAAAACAGATATGAAATTTTTTAAAAATAAAACAATATATAATACAGTAATTATGGGATCAAAAACTTTATTATCATTACCAAATGCTGCACCTCTGAAGAATAGAATAAATATAGTAATAACAAGTAATAAAGAAATGTATTTGAATAAATATAGAGATGCCCCAAATATATTTTTTTTCGATATAGAGGAGATAATAGTATTCATGAAAAAAAATACGAACACAAAATTTTATATAATAGGTGGTAATAAGATATATAATTTACTATTACCATATTGTTCAAGAATATGGTTAACCAAAATAAAAAAAGACTATAAATGTGATTTAATGTTTAATTATAATATATCAGTATACACAAAAGAAGTAATATATGATGATAGTGAATTAGAAATTCAACATTTGCATTAATTAATAATTTAAATATTTTTTAAAAATTATAAAATATATTTAAAAAACAATTTAATAAGATATTAAATATTTTAATAAAATGGAAGTAGAAAAGGCGAATTCCTTGAATATTGTAACGCATAGTGAGGATCCAAAAATATATACAATTTCAAATTTTATAACGGATGAAGAATGTGATCATTTTATCGAGATATCCAAACCTAAAATGAAAAGATCAGTAGTAAGTGATGAAAAGAAAGGTACAATAAGTAAAGGAAGAACAGGTGAGAATTGTTGGCTTCAACATTATACAGATAAGACTACTGGAGACGTAGCAAATAAAATTGCGAATCTAATAAGTATGCCAGTAGAAAATGCGGAATCATACCAAGTAGTATATTACAATACAACTCAAAAATATGATCAGCATTACGATGCGTATCATAAGAACAATACAGACAAAAGTAAAAGGTGTTTAAGACAGGGAGGACAGCGTGTAATAACAGCGTTGGTTTATTTGAATGATGTAGAAGAGGGTGGTCATACTTCGTTCCCTAATTTAAATATTAAGGTAAAACCAGAAAAGGGTAAATTAGTTATTTTTCACAATTGTTATGAGGGAACAACAAATGTTCATGTTAATTCTCTTCATGCAGGTACAGCACCAACAAAAGGAGAAAAATATGCATTTAATTTATGGTTTAGAGAACAAGCAGTTCATAAAATATATGAATATGATCCTAATGACTTTTTAAACACAGGACCATTAACAACAAGTCAATTAAAAATAGAAACAGAAAAGAAAGTTGATGAAATAAAACCTCCAATACCTCCTGTAATAGAAGAGACAAATGTAATAGAGTTGAATAGTAGTGAAAAAGAAATGAAAATAAATATAATTAGTGAAAGTCCATTTATTTCAGAAATTGAAAATGGATTAACAAGTGACGAATGCCAGACAATAAGGAAATTGTGTACAAATGGAAAAAAACAGAATCAACTAAGAATAAGTTATTGGGTAAATAATAAAAATGAAGAAATACATCCAATAGTAAATAAAATAGCAAAATTAATGAATGTAGATTCTAAATATTTTGAAAATATAAATGTGATGCAGTATCCCGAGGGTTCATGTCACGGTGATCATTATGATGCATTTGATTTAACAACAGATAAAGGGAAAGAGTATTCCAAATGTAGAGGACAACGAATCTATACAGTAATAGGGTTTGTAAACGAAAATAAAAATAAAACAGGTGGTAATATTCGATTTATAAATTTCAACAAAGAAATAACACATGAAGAGGGTAAATTAGTAATATATAAAAACATGTTAGATGTAAGTGAAGTACAATTTCAAAGAAATTCAAAAATGAATTATGCGATAAGACCAATAAAAGAGGGTGAATTATACGTATTTTATATGTATTTAAGAGTAAAAGATACATCAGATGTAGAGATACCTTTACCAACAATTTTACAAATAGATAATAAATTAAAGTCAATAAATACGATACCAAATGTATTTGAAAATACAATAAGTAATCAATTGACGAGTTCCGATATAGAAAAACAGTTACAAAATATAAATGCACAGTTAGAAATATTATCAAAACAACCAAAGCAGGTAAGTGTACAAGAAGTGAATGTTGAATCAAAGAAAACAGAAGAAGAAATAGAAAGAGAGAAGGAACAAAAGGAAAATTATCATCAAGCACTTGTTAATTTCTACGACAAAGTTGTTGTAGATAAGGAAAATGTAAAGGTAGATAATAGAAAAGTGTTACCCGAAGGATTATTTAAATTCAGAAGATGTGTACCTGAAAAAGATCCAGCACTCTTGGAATTTTTCTATAGATTACGAAATTCAGTTCCTCAAAAAGGAATTTTAAATTATGAAAATTTTAAGAAGAATTATATAGCGGATGAATACAATCCTTGTATAGTTGAGAATGTATTCGAGCCATCTGCTCAAGAGAAGATTAAAGAATATTTTCATTGGGCGATAGATAATAAGAAATATACTCTGGGTGACAGTCAGTCAAATAGATTTAAAGCACATAATGATTTTATGACAAGAATATTACATTATGAAGCATTACCTTTAATAGAACATTTGGTAAAGAAAGAGTTAGTACCAACATATACATATTTATCATGTTATATTCGTGATTGTGAATTACCAGCACACACAGACAGACCAGATTGTGAGTATACGGTTTCTTATATAATAGATAAACCAGCAGATTCAAATTGGGATATTTATGTTGATATGAATAAAGAACCATTAAAGAGTAGAGGACGGTATAGACAATATGTAAATAGCGATCGTAAGCCTTATTGTAAAAAGGTTGATTGTGGTCCTGGAGGGTTAATGATGTTTAATGGTATAGATCATATTCATTTTAGAGAAAAATTAGATGCAGATTATTATTATATAATTTTATTACATTACAGAAGTAAGTGGTCAACATATGCTGATACATATAAAAAATAAACAAAAATTTATGTATAATTTCTTACATATCTGATATAAATAATTATCTATATATATATATATAGTAATAATGAATTCATACGACTACGCCAGTCATCATCCCATGGTAGGTAATGAGAAAAAGACAGACTATGATTCGTATGAACTTACTGATGAAAAGGAAAAAAAATTTTTTGATTTAGCAACAAATAAAATACGCACACTCAAGGAAAGAATAGTTGAAATAAATCTAAAAAATCTTGGCACATTTGGCCGAAACAACAGCGATGATATCGCTAGTGGTATAGCAAAGATAACTAAACTTTCAAACGAACATTCAAACATTACTACAACGCAAAAAATCAGAACTTCTTTAAGAGAAAAGCAACAATGGTACACTGATTATGTTATGAATGTTTTAAATATAAATGTAATGTTAACAGAATTAGGAGATGTAATACAGAAAGAAGATTTGACAGGTCCTTTACATGACCTAAAGGTAACTAAAATATATACTGTAAAAGATTTTTTAATAACATTACAAAAGGAATTAAAAGATTTTGAAGGTGTAGACGAAAACAGAAAAAACGAAATATTAAAGAAGGATGGGGATTTGTTGAATGCGTATCCAAAGGATGTTGATTTTTTAACAATGAATTTAACATCAACTAGTGGAGGAAGAAAAAGAAAAACACGTCGTAACAAGAGAAAAAACAGTAAAAAATCAAGAAAGGCGACAAAGGGTAAGAGAAAATCAAGAAGAAAGACATCACGAAGGAGAGCAAGAAAATAAAATCATATTATAATAACAACAACATAAGGCTTATACGCAAACTATTGAAAATGAAAAAATAATCTTAATAATTATTATATGGCGAAAAAAGGAAATTCAGGATTATTTTCAGGTATATTTGGAATGTTTGGAACAATAGTAAAATGCGATTCAGATGATGATAGTATTTATTGTACAATTGTAAAATTTTTCAATTTATTTATGATAATTTTATTTGTAATATACATATTATCGATAGTTTATCAATATTTACCAAAAATTAAGTTTTTAAAAAGAAAATAATAAGAATTATTTACAGGTATAATAATGTATATAAATATATCAAATCATATAATATATTATTTTATTAATAATATATTACGTTATAAACATATTAAAATTATATGGATAAATTAAAATAATGTCAGAGTTTGTTAAGACAACAGCCTTTACTTTAGCAGTATATTCAAATAAAAACAGTTCTTTGTTTGAACAGGCATCAGAGAATGTAGTTTCAAAATATGAAGGGCGAAAGGATACAGTAGGTATAATTTACGACGATTTTAATGCAAATATGGATATTGTAAAAAGTTTCAAAAAAAAGTATAAGAATATAAAAACATATCATGTTGCCCCTAGAAGAACAACTTTACAAATGGATGATAAAAAGTTCATGGCAAAAAGAATGAATGGTTCAAATTATGTTCCAAAACATTATGAAAGAATGGAGGATATTCCAAAAAATATAAATAAAAATCAATTATTTTATGTAAAGAAGAGGGGATCTTCTGGTGCGAATGGTGTACAAATATGTAGATTAGGTGATATACCAAGGGAAATAATAAATGAATGTGTAATTCAAGAAAATAATTTTAAACCAGATTTATTCAATAATAAGAGATATAAGATTCGAGTATATGTTGTATTATTTGATAAAAAGGTATATATAAACAAAAAGTGTTGGGGAAGTGTAGCTACAACAGATTATAAGGAAGATATTACTGGATTGAACCAAGACGAATTAAAAAAGATGAATATTATTCATCAAAGTCCTGGTAGAGTATGGATAAACGGTAACCAATTGTCACAATATGATAAAATCTTTAAGAATTTAACAAATTCAATTGTAGATTTTAAAGGGATTTATGAAGATGAGATATCAAAGATTGGTAGTGATGAGTTTTCAATTTTAGGGTTTGATTATGTAGTAGCAGCCGATAAATCAGTATCAATAATTGAGATTAATCACCGTTCAAATTATTCACATCCTGAAAAAATCACAAAAGAAGTGGATATACCAGTACTAGAAGATGTATTAAAATTGTTAATACAAGGTAATGAAGAAAATACAGAGTTTACATTAGTACCTGATGATTTTATTTTAGATGAAAAGGAAAATATAGAAGAAGTAAAGGTACAAGAAGTTAAACAACGTTTAACAAATTATAAATTAATTAAGATGGAAGGAAAAGAGTATTACTATGTAGAAACTAAAAGAAAATCAGGATTATTATACGAAACACAAGATTTCAAAAAATATTTAGAAAATGAAGATATAGATTTACCAAGTGAAGTAGGAAGTTTAACAGAAAAATCAGGTAAACATGTATTTACACCAAAAAATTAATTACGTTTTTTTATATTATTAAAATTAGTATTATAAATAAATGACCCGACAGAAAAGTTATTCTGATTTGCTGAAATCTATCCCAAAACCTGTAAAAACACCAGAATTTAATATAGGTGGAAAGTTGATAATATGTTTAATAGAATATAGATTAATGGAAGAAATAGAATATGTAATTAATGCTGCATTACGTGTATATAATCCTCAAGAAATAGGATTTGCAATAGTACATGGTACAAATAATGAAAAATATATACAAGAAAAGTTTGGAAGCTGGAAGAATATAAAACTAATTAATACAAAACATCAAAATTTAGATAGAGGTGGATATTCTGCTTTATTAAAACAACCTCAATTTTATGAAAATTTTAGTAATTGGTCACATATGTTAGTATATCAAACAGATGCATTATTGATACGAAGAATAGATGATGTGTATTTTGATTTTGACTATATTGGTGCACCTTGGACAAGTAAAAATCAATGGACAAAATTTAATGCAGGTAACGGTGGATTTTCACTTAGAAATGTTAAAAATTGTATAAAAGCATGTGAGCCTCAGCGAGGAAAGCCTCATTCACAAATACATAGAGGAAATGAGGACGGATATTTTTGTGATCAAGATTGGTTTAATTATCCTCCAATAAATAGTGATTTACATAAAAACTTTGCTATGGAGAAGGTAAAATACAAGAATCCTATTGGTGTACATCAAATCTATCATAACTGGAATTTAACAAATCAAGAATATGATGATTTTATCAGTTATTCGAGAGGTTGTTTATGTGAAAATAAAAAATATCATAATACATCTGTAATTCGTGAATATATTCAAAACAGAAAAAAAGATACTATGACACACAAGAAGCTTAAAACAGATTTGGGAGGCTTAACAGCAGGTAAGTTAGAATTGTCTAATCAAAATATTAAATTTAAAATGGAAAATGTTCCTCATACACTAGATGTAAAACAGGAAATTGGTCCTTTTACTGTTAAGTATGATAATGAAAAACGAAATAGGTGGCATATTTCATGTAAGAATCACTATGAAATATTAATGTGTTATAAAGATGATCCAAATACAGTAGCTAAGACATACAATATTGACAAAACACATGAAGCATGTATTCATAAAAAGGCTCCAGGATTGAAATATATGTCAAAAGACAACGATCTTTATTTGATTTTTTATCCAGGATTTCCAAATGGTGGAGAAGCATGGGCAGATATACATGCTCCAACAGGAAGACACTTTCAACATTGTACACACTTACCGAGAGATGGTGCAATTATATTAAAGGCACCAATCGATGATAGTAAAAAAACTGTAGTTAATAAAGAAGTTATAGCTAAAGAGAAAGAGGTAAAAGTAGAAGAACAGATTAAGATAAAAGTAGAAGATAGATTTAGACATATTAACAATAAAATTTTAATATATGATTTGTATTGTGGTGTTGGGTATTATAACCAATTATTTTCTTTAGAAATAGCGGTATACCTAGCAGCTATATCAAAACGTTATTTAATATTAAATATAAGACACCCTTTAGTTGCATGTGGAAAACCAAATAAAGAATATGGTAATTTAATAGAATATGTAACAGAAAAGTTCAAAGAAGATCTAGTTGGATTTGAATGCTGTACATATAATGATTGTTATGCTCTAGAGAATGAAATAAACATACCAGCCAAAATATCAAATTGTGCAATTATTGACAAGGAATTAGATACAAAAGAAAATGCTGAAGATATTAAAGAATTCTGTCACTGGAGACAAAAGGTATCTAGTGATGTATTTAATCCTCTATTTTCAGATACAAAGGTAGTATCATTTAGTAAGAGTAACGCATCTAGAGTATTGTATAACTTCTATACAAATCAAGAAAACTATAAAATAATGAACAAGATATGTAAAAACTTGTCAGAGTATGATCCGTTGATTATTAGCACATTTAATAGCGTTTGGGAGAGAATACAAAACAAAGAGTTCATATCTGTTCATTTAAGATTTGGAGATTGGCATAAAGGTTTACCAGCTATAACACAATTGAACGAGACTATTCAAAATAATTTAACAGGCTGGTTAAATGAGAATAATGGGGGAGAATTACCATTATTTATAATGACAGATCGTAAAGACAATCCTTTCTTTAACGAACTAAAAAAAAAATGGACAATCTTTTTTACAGATGAATTTATGAACCAAGATGATATCATTAAACTTAAGAGTAAATATAAGAATACAACTGTTGCAGAATTTTTGGTTCAGAAACAATTATGTGAGATGGGACAAATTTTTATAGGTTCACAAGGAAGTACAGTTAGTGTTCACACACAATACATGAATCATTTAAATAATAAACCACACGAATATTATAGTTTTGTTAAATCAACAGCATTTAATTCAAATACTTTAACCATGAATTTAGTTAATCCACACAAAAAGTGGGGATGGAATAGACAGAATTATATGGGAGGACATCCTGTATCTTGGACTTTATATTTCGAGGATAATGTTTTACACGTTTGAACAATTAAAAACAAATAACGAAAATTTATTTATATGTAATATTCATATTATATATTATATATTATATATATATTATATAAATGATATATTCAGCATTTGATTGTAAAAATGTTCCTTTACAAACTAAACTCAAAGAAATTTTTAATAACAAAAGAGGTGGGTTTTATATAGAACTTGGGGCAAATGATGGTTTATTTCAAAGTAATACTGCCTTTTTTGAAAAAAAAATGGAGTGGACTGGAATATTGATAGAACCGTCGTTATATGGTTATAACAAATGTAAAGTAAATCGACCCAATTCAATATGTCTTAATTACGCCTGTGTATCTAATGATTATAAAGGTGAATATATTGAAGGTGATTTTCAAGATAATCATCCTATGGGAAGTATAAATGGTGATAGAAGAAGACAACGAACAAACTTGGTTAAAGTAAAAACAATTACATTAGAAAAAATTTTAAATGAACATTGCCATAAAACGATTGATTTTTTGTCCTTAGACACAGAAGGATATGAATTAGAAATTCTAAAAGGAATAAATTTAGATAAATATCGTCCCAAATATATGTTAATTGAAATATATAAAAAAGATTATAACGATATAGTAAATTTTTTAAATTTACACAATTATAAATTGCACTCTAATATTACAAACTATAACAAAAAAGATAAACCTTATTGGGATGGTACACATAACGATTATTTATTTGTAGATAATACTAATGTTTAATTGTATAATTTAAAATTGATTTTAACAATTAATAATAAAATAATATAAAAAATTGATTATTATTTTATTATATGGATAGTAACCAACCTGATACAGTCATGGTGGATAACTCCAACTTTCATTCTCTTAATGATAAATGGTGCTTGTGGGCTCATTTACCTCACGACACAGATTGGTCAATTGATAGTTACAAGAAAATTCATACATTTAATACTATGGAGGATGGAATAACCCTTTGTTCTTTAATTCCTGATAAAATGGTAAAAAATTGTATGTTGTTTTTGATGAAAGATGGAATTCTTCCAACATGGGAAGATGAACAAAATAGAAATGGTGGTTGCTTTTCCTATAAAGTACTAAATAAAAATGTATATGATAATTGGACAAAAATGTTTTATTTAATTATTGGACATTCATTATCAAATAACAAAGACTTTTTGAAAAAGATTACTGGTATTACTATATCCCCCAAAAAAAGCTTTTGTATTATGAAAGTATGGACATCTGATTGTACTATGCAAAATGCGTCTTTAATTAATACAACTGATATTAAAGGATTAGCAACTCAAGGCTGCTTATTTAAGAAACATTTACCAACTTATTAAAATTAATTTTAAAAATAAACAATAAAGTAAATATATTTTATTATTTATATGTACGTTCGTATTAAATCAATATGGGATTTATTATCAGCAACAATATTATTATGTAATTATATTATAATTTATGACAGCTTTACTGGTAATATACACTTACCGTTGGGTGTAATATTAACATTAACATTCGAAAAAATAGGTAAATTAATTACTGGTACATGGTATCCTCCTGTATTTGCTAGACCTGATAATGCATGTGATTGTTCTATTTTTAATGACGGAGGCCCTGTTGGTGGAAGACCAGGATTTCCTTCTGGACATGTAGCAATGGCTTCATATTTTGCTTACATTATGGTTTTTACATATTTTGAAAATAATTATCTTAATTTAAGTATTGCCACTTTATATCCTTTTATAATGGGGATAGCAAGATATTTTAAATATTGCCATAACATATATCAAATAATAGCTGGGTGGATACTTGGTTTTTTGGTAGCATATTTTATAAAAAATATAACTTGTTATAAAATAAAAAAAAATTAATTAACTAGATGGCAATGGTGCGAGGCAGAGTTTTATCTCTCCAAGACTAGCAACGTTATATTTAACAACCAACGGCAGATCGTTTTCAAGGTACATTTCTATTTGACTACATAGATTAGTACACTTAATAAAATAGCCTAAATTTTTTAGTGAAAATTCACCTTGAATAATTTTTGAAGCATCTTGTTTCAATAAAAATTCCATACTACCATCTGATTCTGCTCTATGAATTTCTGCTTGAGCGAACTGACCAGAACATTTAAATATTAATTCATTTCCTACTGACTTAATTTCTAGCTTATCAGAAATACATGATAAATCACGAATAATTTTTTGAAAATCTGTTGAAGGAAGATTAATAATTGAAGAAAATGTTACATCTGGTACCTCTAATTCTTCAGGATCAGGTTCAATCAATCTTAATTTTTGTGTTTTACATTGTTTTATATCTCCATTCTCAAATTTTAGTCCAAGATGTGAGGTTATTCCATCTTGATAATCATTATTTTCAATATATAATGTTAATGTATCATCATTATCAATTGAATTGATCAATTTGAATAAATGAAACATGTTTACACCAATAATTATTTTTTCTTGTTTACACTCATAATATTCAAAATTACTTGCTGCTAAATAAAGATGAGCTAAAATTGTATGTGACTTATCCATGTTTATTATTCTTATACCATCTGGCTGAAAAGAAATATTTGTTTCTAATAAGATATCTTTTAACGCTGTCATTAATGTTCTGAATGGTGATATTTGCACAGTTTTAATAGTTAAAACATTATTAATGTATTGATTTGCGTCAAAACTACTCATTTATAGATTATTTTACGCATATCTTTTAAATACTTATTAAAATTAATAATAATTATTTAAATTACATATCATATTGAGTTTTTAATAAAATAGAAAAAGATATTTCATTTCCATTTAAATCAACCGTTCTTCCATATTCGTCTACGAGTTGTATTTTTAATTTCTGTATGTCAACTGGACCAAAATATTTTCTTGGAGGACTGTCAACATTTAGAGTATCTTTTTCAGAATTTACATTTCCTATTCTAGCTATTACATTATTGTTTTGAACATAACTATTTGTTCCATTAACAACTGTTTGATAAAAATTATTCTGAAAGTCATCTACTACTAAATTTGCGTAATTGACTCTTTTTAATTGAACATTATTTGTAAAAGTATGTGTTGTTCCATCTTCTACTATGAGTGTTTCTTCGGTATGTCCCATTATCCATCCCAATTTTTGTCGTAAATTAGGTAATACATCATCATCCCCATTCCATGTTTTATTGAAGTAAAGAGTTCTTTCATCACCTGATGCTGCGTATGTTAATTTATTACCAACTTTACTAAATGTACCAGCAGCCCCCAATACTGTTGCTAATGTATCTATTGTATAATTACCGTCAGGTATAGTTAAACGTTGAATAGCACCAGTATTAATTTGATAATGTAAAAAATTATTTTTTAATTTATCCGATATCTGTAAAAAACCTTCTAATTCTTCTATTGTTTTGACTTGCATAGATATTACATTTTTCATTAAATTTGGAAAAGATATTGTAAAATCTGTGCTTAATGATTTTTGATCATCTCTAAATCTAGAATCAACATTTATTAATATTTCTGCTGTTTTTCGTTGAACTGGGTTTATGATACCACGTGTTTCGTCATCTGCTAACTGAGGTGGTTTTTGAATTAAGAAATTACCTCCCTCCTCTATTATATTGTTTGTTAAGAAGTTTGTCGGTGAATCCAATAATATTTCTTTAGCTGTCATTAAGAAATTAAGAGTTTTTTCTTTTGTTTGGGAGTCTATTTTTTTATCTAGTTCTATTTTCTCTTTCAAATTTTTCATATTTATCTCCAAATCAGCATTTGTATATATTTTGGATTTTAAATCAAATAAATCTTCTAACTCATTTTTATCATAATGATCTATATTTAGGTCGAACATGTATATATAAGGAAAATAAATAATTTTAAGTAATAGTAGAAATTATTTAAAAATATAATTACTAAATAATTAAATGTCAAGTGACAAAGAACTTAATATTACTCTAAAAAAGAATGCATGTTTAGAAAAAATCACCCAAGTTTTTGATAATAATGCTGATAATGAATTTATTATTGAAAAAATCTATAATCATATTCACAGTTTAGATATTTTTATTATTAACCTAAAAAAACAAATTGAAGAAAGAGCATTACGGAAAGAAGAATTAACAAAACAAAAAGAAATTTTCACAAAAAAATTCTTGTATAACAATCAGTTTTTTTTCAATTCATCTAATAATAGATATTTTTATTATGATGGTATTAATTATTTTAATCAGAGCGAAGATGATATCCTTTTTAAATGTGTAACTGGTATTTCTAATCACCTTAATTTAAATGAATGGAAACAAAAAACTAAAATTTCTGTACTAAAAGAAATTAAGAATAGAAGTATCTTTAAAACTATACCTGAAACCGTTACTATACAAAATGTTATTAATAAATTATCCCCTTTATTTTTTAAAACTAAATATGAAACTAAATACTTTTTAACCATTATAGGTGATAATATATTAAAAAAAGGTTCCGATCTAATATACTTTGTTAATCCTAAATGTAAAACATTCTTTAATGAGTTACAAGAACAAATCTATATATCATTTGGTAATTATAATATTTTTGATAATTTTAAGACAAAATATAAAGACCATACTTTATTTAATATTCGTATTATTGATGTTAATAATAATATTGAAAATAAGGATCTATGGAGTAATTTTGTTAAAGATTCTGCTTTAGATTTTATATCTGTATGTACCCATTATAGTAACCGCTTTGAAACTTCTGAATTTTATTTATATAATGAAGCACGAGAATCTATTAAAAAAAAAGTCTTATTTTTAAAATCAAATGACCAAGATTCATTAATTGAATTATTTATTAAAGATTATTTAATTTTTGACTCTACTATTAAAAATGAAATTAGTTGGAAAAACATGCATTTTTTATGGAAAAAATTTATAGAAAATTTAAATATACCAAATGTTGTATATACTCAATCTTTAAAAACTAAATTATCTATGGAACTAAAAACTGTCAACGATTTTTTTATTGGTATTACCAGTAAATATCTTCCTAATATTGAAGAATTTTTATGTTTTTGGGAAGAAAATATGAAATTTGAAATTAAATCTAATTTTACAAATGAATTTGAAATTAGTGAAATTTTGTTATTATACAACGACTATCGTATTTCAAAAAATATGGGTTTTTCAGATATTGAAGAAGATTTTATAATACAAATTATTTATCATTTTATGGATAATATTGAGGTTGAAAATAACAAATATTTATTAAATGTTTATTCAAAATTATGGGATAAAGAAATTGATGTATACTCTTCAATACATGACTATTTAACAAAAACAGATAATTCTGAATTATATGGTGCTTATGAATATTATATAGACACATCAAAAGGTAAAAAGTTTATTGTCAGTAAACGATATTTTGAAAAATGTTTTTCTAATTATTTTAATGATAACTAATTATTAAATAAATATATAATATATATATATTATTATGAATTTTATGGATATGGATACTTTTCAAATAGCATCCTTAAATGATAATACATGCACTAGTATAAACAGCATTTTTGATAAATATTATATAAACGGTATAAACGGTATTATGAGTAGCGACATTATTAATAATATTCGTGTTATATATAATTTGAATGATGACGTAAATGACGAAAAAGAAATAGAATATTATTTTATAAGCATTCTTTTAATTTGTTTCTTAAATAATGAATTAATGTTGGATGAAGGTTTATTAGTATGTAGTTTGTACAATAATACACCAGCTGATTTGCAACATACGATGGTTAATCAATTTCTGGAATTCTTGCGTATTTATAAAAATAATGATAACATTACTTTAGATAGAAATAATCCAATTAAACAGATATTAATACAAATACCAATAGTTATAAATTTAAAAAATAATTTAGATAAACATATACATCATACACTTAATACACTTAATCCATCTGTTTATATAGCAGAACGTGCAATACAAACAAAAAAAGATATAAAAAAAGAAATTAAAAATCAGATTACACGGAATCTAAATATATTACGATATGGAAATCACCCAAGAATATTTTTTACAGATTACTTTAGAGTATATTTCATTAATGTAGATAAATTAACAAATTTAATAAACCACCATATTGTTATAGCTAGTAGTAAATTTTTGGGTCTCCCATCACAAAGAACATCACAACAAGGACGATCACCACAAGAAAGAATAATACCATTTCTACAAGGACGAGATATATTCGGATCATCACGAGAAGGACGATCAGGAGATTCAGCTACATACAGAGCAATACCACCACTACCACCACAACCATCATCATCATCACTACTACAAAGACCATTAGTTGGAAACAGATCACCATCACCACTACAAACAGAACCTGAAAGTACTGAAAGTGCTGAAAGTGCTGAAAGTGCTGAAAGTGATAAATCATACGAAATAAATGTTCGAGATAACGAAATAATACAAAATTATCTTGCTGTAGAGGGTGGTAACAATAATGAAGATAGTTCACAAGATATTGAGGTTTTGTTAACAAGCCTGCTGGAACAAAACAAAGCAGTAAAATTTGATGAAATACGAGATGATACTAATTCATTATTTCATAGTATCGTGTTATACCTCAACATGGGAAATGGTATATATCATAACAAATATATAAAGAAATTGAGAGAAAAAGTTTATGGTAAGTTGAAGGAATATTATGATCTTCTTTTGAAAAGTAACAATAAAACAAATGACGACAAGAAAATTTTTAAAACAATATTTGATATTAATGATTACAATACTTTTTGGAATAATGTTTATAAATTAACAAGTAATACACGTTTGAAATATAGTACAGATATCAAACCTGATATAGTTTTATTACAAAAATATATGGATAGTATTAAAGATGAGACATATGAAGGAGATAACGAAATTATTCAAATATTATG